GAGGGCCCGCAGCTCCGCCCGCAGCTCGCCGAGGTCCTGTTCGCTCATTCGAGCCAGTCTCCGGGGGGCTTGGTCCGCCAGAGGTAGTACGTGACGAGGATGAGCCCGATGAGCCCGAGCCCGAGGTAGGGGTCCACTACGTCACCGCCGTGGTGACGGTCAGGGAGGCGGGGCGCGTGAGGCGGCCGGTAATCGCGGTGACCGCCGCCGCCGCGATCCCGGCATAGAACGCCGCCGTCTGCTGCCGATCCGCCTGGTCGAGCGTGCCATCGGGCAGCGGGAGCAGGCCGCGCCACGCCAGGCCGACGTGAACGCCCGAGGCGCGCTTCTCTCTCGTGTCGAGATTCATAGCAATGGCGCGTTCATCACGGCCCCGTGCCGACTTCGCCCTTATCGAACGTGGTGGCATCGTCGCTCACGGTCGCCTTCTGATGCACTGTCGCGGCGTCGTCGCCATAGAGCGAATACTGCGTGGCCGTCTGCGTCACGCGATTCCGCCATGCCTTGAAGACGTAGCCGATCTTTGCCGCGAGTGACGCGGTCGCGGCGGGCGCCGCCTGCCCTGGTTCGGCATACGTGTCGGTCGCGAGCGCGTCGACCACCTCCGCGTTCACGTCGGCCTTCTCCTGCGTGCTCAGCGCGACGTTGCCCGTCTTGGCGCCGATGTCCGCGTCCATTCGTCCGCCGACCAAGGCCGCAGGAATCCGCCCGTCCAGCGTCGTCCCCGTGTCCACGAGGATCGCCGCCGTGTCGGTCTTGATCGTGTCCAGCGTCGCCGTAGTGGCGCTCCCAGCGACATGCGTCACGTCCACTTCGGGCACGCCCACCGTGGTGGGCGTTGCCACCGCTGTTCCGAGCCACTGCGCCACGTCCACCTGCAAGGCATCCGCGCCGAAGAGCGAGTCCCACACGTTGGCCGGCACCACCATGTACGTGTGCCGGACGACGAGCGCGCCGGTTTCGGCCACCACGAGATCAAGCCGCCCGAGCGTGCCGGTGTCCGTCGCATCGACGGGGCAGTCGTACATGCCCAGCTCGTCGTGTGTGCAGGACGTGGCCTCGGTCTTCTGCGCGATGTTGCCGCCGTTCTTGGACAGACGCACGTCGGCCTGCGCGATAGTCAGCGCGGTCTCGGCGGTGTTCCCATCCGTCGAGTCGACAAACGGGCCGATCTTGAGGGTCACTGCGGTCGATTGTTTGAGCCAGCCGTCCATCTAGGCCATCTGCATCTGTCGTCGTCGTTGGTACACGATGGGGATGGAGAGACCCACCCCCGCCGGCACGAAGTACCGCCGCGGGACGCGGGGCCGGAGCACGGCGTAGGGCTCGGTGTGGAGCCAGAGCATATGACTGGCGGGCTGCGCCACACGCCACACAAATGTCTGCGTGAAGTCTCCGGCCATCGAAGTGTTGTCGAACGTGCCATAGCCCCACCACGGGCTCGTGGTCTGCGCCGATTCTTGGGCCGTCGCGTTTGTGGCGCTGCCATCCGATCGCCCGTCGAGCCACGCCGTCCACGTATTGCCGGCCCGGCTGGCGCCGACCGCATGAACCGTCGTGGTGTCGGCGATCGCCGTGTTGCTCGTTAGAATCGCGGCGATCCACGGGATGTCGAATTGCAACTGGTTAGGCGATGCAACGTCGGACGGGCGGAAGTAGAAGTAGAATTGTCGTTGCGTGGTGGTATTCGTCCAGCGCGAGTAAATCGGGATCGCCGCAGTCCCACCAGGTATGGTATTGCGCCGGATGCGCGCCAGCACCGTCCAATTGGCGGTCAGATCCTCGAATGACGCCGGCAACTGGATGCCGTCACCCACGGTCCGCGCCGTCAGGGCAAATCCGTTCGCGTTGATGACCCATCCGCTCGTGCTAATGACAGTCTCGCGACGACGCCGCACGGCATCATAGACCGGCCCCGCCGATTCGTCGAAGAGCCACAGCCCGATGAGCCCCTCGGTCAGCGGATGCCCCTCTCTAATCTCCGCCGCCCCGAACGGCGGCTTGACGCGGGGGTCGCCGTCCCAGGTGAGTCCGCTGCGCCGCACTACTGAACCTCTTCAAAGATCGGGTCGAGCACGACGTGGATCTCCGCCGCGTCCGAGTGCATCGCCGCGCCGCTGTCGTTCAGCACGACCAGCGAGCCGTACCGCTCACTCGGGTAGAGGCGCCCGATCACCTCGATGATCTGGACCGTGGTCGTCGCCTGCGCGGTCACCACGCCGACACCGATGTGCTCCAGCTGACGCACGGACGCCGCGGCGTTGGACGAGTAGCCGGTGTAGGCGCCGTCCGCGCCGCTCACCCCGCCCGCGTTCGCCGTCCCCGCCGTCGCGGACCCGGACGGCGCCCACCAGAAGTCCATGATCTCGCCCGCCACGACCCCGGCCGCAAACTCCAGCGCGGCGCGCACGGCATAGGCTGGGGCACGGACGGCGCCGAGATCCACCTTCGTGGACTGACGATAGGCGGCATCCGCCACGCTGGTCATGTCGAGCTGGACGAGTGTTGGCGTCCCGACGCGCAGATCGTTGGCGGCTGCGGGGCCGAAGTCCGTCACGTCGCGGAAACAGATCTGTTTCGGCGTACCATTTTGTTCGTCGAGGAGGATCTTGTTCGCCATGGCTTAGCTCACCAGCGCCTGCGCGCAGTCGGAGTGACTGACGCCCACACCGAACAACTGCTCGGCACGGGAGCCGATGCGCGTCAGGCGCGCGATCAGATTGGTGCGCGTCGTGGACGGGTTCGGGAAGAGGGCCTTGAGGATCGCCTGGATCTGCGCGTCGGCCACGTCGACGGTTCCCGCCGAGACGAGCGTTTTGTAGATGTCTTTCGCGGTGGCAGACAATCCGTTGTACTCGGCGGCATCGGTTGCGGCGATGATCTCCCAGGTGCCGACGAGCCCGCGCGGAACGCTGATCGTCGCGCGCGGCTCATTGAGCAGGGCCGCGAGCGCCCCGGTGCTGCCGCTGGCGACGTGCGGCGCGTAGCCGTAGGCGTTGGGGTCGGTCGTCAGCTCGGTCTTGAGGGCCGCGAGTGTCAGGGCCACGCTACGCCTCCACCGCCGCCCGGAGGCGGGGCATCAGCCGAGCCGCGCGCGCGTGGCGGCCAGGTCCGCCGCCACGGCGTCCCGGAGCGCCGTCTTCTCGGCGATCTCGGCGTCGAGGGTGGCCAGCTCCTGGACCCGTCGCCGCACCGTCTCGGCGTGCCCGGCCGTCTCGCGTGCTGCGTGCTGCGCGCGCGCCGCGTCCTGCTGGTCCTCCTGCGCGGCGAACTCCTCGGCCGACTCCCGCATCCGCCGCTGGTTCTCGGCCACCACGCCGTCAGCCTCCCGCCGCGACAGCTCCGCCCGCGCCCGCTCGGCCGCCGCCTGCGTCCGCGCCTGCTCGGCCGCGGCGTGCAGCGCGTCCCGGGTGCCGGTCAAGCTCCGGATCTCCGCCTCCAGCGCGATCGCCTCGTCGTAGATGTCCCGCAACTCGATGAGACCGCCCAGGCCCTCGATGATCTGGTGCAGCGCCGCGCGGCGTTCCTGCTTCATGGCTGAGCCTCCCGGAACAGCACGCGGACGGTGAGCTGCGTGTCGGCGCCCCCGTCCTTGACGACGGGCCAGCAGTAGGCCGGCACGTCGGCCAGCCGGTGGAGCGTCCCCGGGGCGAGCGTCGCCACGGGCACGGCCTGCGCCAGGTCGTTCACGTTGGCGCCGAGGAGCAGCAGCCGCGCCCCGGCCCAGGTGCCCCACGCCTGCGCCACGGCGCGCCCGGCCGTCGTGAGGCAGACCTCGCCCGTGTCCCCGGCGCCGAGCGGCCCCCATTCGGCCAGGCTCGCGCGCCCGAGTGCCGGCTCGTGCAGCCATCGCCGCTTCACCATGTCATGCCTCCCTCAGGCCGGGTAACGGGCCCACACCTCGAAGGTCCGGGCGGCGGCTTCGGCCGACCCGGACACGAGGCGGAGTCGCTTGAAGTTGATCGGATAGAGGCTCGTCGCCTTGCTGGCGGCCGTCTGCGTCACGTCCGAGCCTCCGGACTGGAGCGCGCAGTAGGCGTCCTCGCTCGGGCGCTGGACCTGGACCGTCACCGTCCCGGTCAGCGCCGCGGGGCCGAAGAGCATGAGCGAGTGCGCGCCGTCGGGGACGTCGATCGCGGCGCTCGCGGTCTCGCCGCTCGCGATCACCAGGTCGTGCAGGCGCGTGAGCGTGCGGGCCATCAGCGGTCCGCCAGCGCGCCGCGCTCGAGCGCGAGGTCGAGGAGGGTCTGGAGCGACCGCGGGCGCGTGAAGGGCGGCGTGCCCGCATACCGGGCGCCGACGTTCGGCAGGAGCGTCTTGGGCAGCGCGCCGAGGACCGCGCCCGTGCCGCCTTTCATCTCCGACAGCATCCGGGCAGCGTCGAGCATCGAGCCGCGCCCCCAGGCGGGCTTGTCCACGGCCCCGACGCCGCCGCCGCGCGTGACGGTCTGCGCGAGCTTCTCGAAATTCCCCGGCCCGAGTTTGTTCCGGAGCCACGCCATCGTCCTCGGGTCCTTCACGGCGCGCTGGAGCACCTCCATGCGGAGCATCCCGTTGTCGTCGATGAGGCCTGGGCGCCCGAGGAGACGCGAGAGCGCCGTGCCGCGCGCGTAGGTCTGCTGCGCCTGGTCCCAGAGCGCGAGCGCCAGCGAGGGCCGCGCCGGACCCGCCGCGCGCGCCGCTGGCGTTTCGCCGCGGCCGACGAATCGAGCCCCCGGTCGGGGTCCCGGAATCTCGCGGGCTGTGGTGGCGGCCGTCTCGAACACGAGCGGCGGGCGAGCCGGCGCGGTCGCGGCGGGCGCCGTGAGCTGGCGCGCGGGCGAGGCCGCTGCCTCGAGGGTCGCCTCCACGGCCTCTCGCGGTGTCTCCCGCACGGCGGGCACGCGCGGGATCACGGCGCCAACCTCCGGCAGCGTGCCAGCCTCGAAGCGACGCGCGGGGCCCGCGACGCTCTGACCGCCGCCGGGAGGCAGCGCCCGACGGCCGGCGCGCTCCGTCATGCCGGCGGCCGTCGCTTCGATTCCTTCCGCCATGCCGCGCTCGGCCCGGGCGATCCCGCGGCGAATGTCGCGCGCCACTTCGCCGTAGAGTTGGCGCTGGTCGATGCCCTGGAAGGTGCGGTCGAGCGGGTTCCTGCTGAACGCTCGAGCCCCGATCTCGCTCAGGCGGTCGTTCGCCTCGCGGAGTGTCATCGCTGAGCCGCCGAGCGACAGCATCTCGAAGCGCGCTGTCGGTCCGATCACGCGCTCAATCTGGCGGACGGCCGATTCCTTCATCTGCCCGAGGTTCGCGAGTCCGCCCCCCGCTGCCATCTCGCGCACGCCCCCAACCGTCGTCGCCCCCCGGAGCGGCGGCGCGATCTCCCCGACCGTCTCCCCGACCGACCGCACGTCCCGGAGGTTGATCGCGCGCTTCATGCCGGGCAGGGAGCGCAGGAGCTTGTTGGCCCCGGCCCCGCCAGCTTCGCCGAGCGCCGACGTCCCCGCCCCCAGCGCTGCGCCCGTGAGCGCGCCCTCCTCGCCGACGGCCCCGCCGGCCGCGCCGCCCGCGGTGCCGCCGAGGATGCGCGCGAGCCAGGGCGAGACCGTGCCGGCCAGCGGGACGCCGACCTTGGCGGCGCCGCTCACGAGGGGTCCGCCGGCCGCCGTGCCGGCCATGATCCCGGCCTGGAGCGGCGTCTGCGGGATGACGGTCTCGGCGACCGTCTCGCTGAACGGCCCGAGGCTCACGGGCGAGAGCCCGGTGTCCGCGGCGGTCTCGATCCCCTTCGCGAGCTGCCTGGTGAGCCACTGCGCGCCGGTCTCGTAGCCCTGGCCCAGGCGGCGCAGGAAGGACGGCGTGTCCTCCGGGCCGCTCGGCGCCGCCGCGGGTGTTCCACGTTCAACTTCTGAACGCACGCGCGCCAGCACCTCGTCCGGCGTCGGATTCGTGCCAGCGGGCGGCGTGACGCGGTACACCTTGCCGTCGGGGCCGGTGACGCGGTAGGTGGGCATCTACTTCGTGACCTCGATCGTCCAGCCGCCGGAGGGTTTCCCGCCGCCCTTCATCGCCTCCGGGCGCGTCCCCGTCCGCGAGGCAACCTCACGCACGAGGTCGCGCAGGCCCTGGATCTTCTCGACGATGACCTCCGCGGTGTCCGGGATCGGCGCGAACGTCGGCTGCAGCGCCCGGGCGCGCTTAATGTCGCCCTCATTCAGCGTGCCGACTTCACCGAGCGCCCGGACGATCAGCGCCAGCGTGCCCTCCAAGCGGCTGTGGAGCGCCGTGAGTTGTGGGTCCGCTTGCCCGTAGATCTTCCAGAGCTGCGAGGGGATCGCCTTGAAGCGCTCGAGCGGGCCCGACGGCGCCCAGACGCCCTTGAGGTCGCGCTCCATCGTGTCGATGATCCCGAGCACGCCGGCCTGCGCGTCCATCTTCGTGCGTTGCGCCGCGGTCAGGGGCGTCGTGCCCTTCACCGCGCTGCGCGGCGTCCCGAACGGCACGCCGAGCGCCCCAGCCTCCTCCGGCGAGAGCGGCGCTTCGATGCGCGGCTTCGGCGCGCCCGGCCCGCCGGCCCTCGGCGCCGACGGCGCCCCGGCCTTCGGCGCGGGGACCACAAAGGCGCCGGCCCCGAAGGCGCCCACGCCCGGCACGCTCACCTGCCGGGCCACGTCCAGGTACGCCTTCCGGTACCCCGGCATGGTGGGCGTCCAACCGGCTTCGGCCAGGGCCCCGGCGATGTCCTCGCGCGTGAGGGCCGACTTGCTCTCCGTCGCGCCGATTCCGAGCGGTTTCGGCTCGCCGAGGATGTTGCCGGCATCGTCCGTGATGACCGCGAAGGTGTCGCCCTTGCCGGGGCGCAGCTCGACCTTGAGCTTCGGCCCGCCCGAGGCCAGCTCCCGGCCCGTCCGCTTGCCGACGAGTTTCGAGCCGGCGGGGAGCGCCATCGCCTCTTCCGGCTTCATGAGGTCCCCGATCGCCGCCTCAGGCTTCACCGTGCCCGTCCGGACCATCCGCGCGAGGAACTGGAGGCGCGGGTCCGTCGACTCCTCGATCGACGTCACGCCCGGCGTCGGCTGGCCCGTGAACGCGCCGCCCTCGACGTCGCCGAACGGGACTGCGCGGCGCGTCGTGCCGAAGCGCTCGATCTCGGTGGCCGCGGCGCCCGCGCGCTCCCGCTCCCGCCCCGTCTTGATGCTCTCGCTCCAGAGCGGGAACGTCGCCGTCGGGATCCGCCCCATGCCCGGCGTCCGGTACTCCGGCGGGAGCTGCTCGGGCGTGATGAAGCGGGCCGCCTCCTCGCTCTCGAGCCGGCGCCGCAGGAGGTCCTGCTGCTCACGCTGGATCCGCTCCTGCGCCAGCGCGCGCTCGAACTGCTGATTCAGCGAGCGGCCGCGCAGAACGACGTCGCCGGCGCGGAGGAACGATTCGCCGGTCGGGTTCCAGGGGTCAGCCATAGATCGGCGTCCCCCACTGCGTCATGCCGGTCTGGCGGGGCTGGCGATAGGGCGTGCTGTAGATGCTCCCGGAGGAGCCGACGCCGTAGCCGCCCGCGGAGGTGCCGGGCTGCATCGTCGGGGAGGGCTGCCCGTAGGGCGAGGTGCCGTAGGGCGACCCCGCGCCCTGCCCGCCGCCACCCATGCCGCTCATCGCCCCATAGGTCGCCCCGAACGCGCTGATCCCCGAGTTGACCCCGGCCTCGGCGGCCGTCGGCGCCGTCCGGCGGTCGCGCCAGTCCTGGTAGGCCGCCTGCGTCAGCGGGTTCCGGAGGAGCTGCTCGTCGATGCCGATCGTCGAGCCGATGTTCTCCCGCTGGAAGCGCGTGATGTCCTCGATGCCGCCGAGCGTCCGCTCCCGGCCCCCGAGGTCCACCTCGCGCAGCAGGTCCGAGAGGCTCCGCGCCTCGCCGAGCGCCGAGGCGCGCCGCTGGTCGGCGGTCGCCCGGGCGCCCATCCGGAAACGGAGCAGCGCCTCGTTCGTGAGGTCCGCGCCGCGGCCCTGGCCGACGAGACCCACCTTAGACAACTCGTCGCCGACCCCGCGCATGTACTGCTGCTCCATGTAGCGGGTCAGCTCGTCGTCCTCGGGGCTCCGCGCGATGTCGAGGGCCTGGCCGATGAACGGGGAGAACTTCTTACCGTAGTCGGCCGCGTAGCCCCGATCGGGGCGCGCGAGCAGCTCGTCGAGGAGCGCCTGGATGTCCTTGTTGCGCCCGAGCCCGAGGTCCTGCAGGCGCGAGCGCGTGGCCGAGAGGTTCTTCAGGGCCTCGATCGAGTAGGGGTCCTGCTTGAACCGGGCCCCGGCGCGCTCCCGGGTCCCGTAGGCCGCCGCCCCGCCCGCGAGCGCTGCCGCCGCCAGCCCGCCGATCACCGCCATGTCAGGACTCCTTGGCCATCAGGTGGCCGACCATCCGCCAGCCGAGATGTTCCCAGAAGGCCACGCCCGGCGCTTCGCACTGGCCCGTCATCGGCACGCCGCGCTCCTCGGCCCACGCGGCCATCGCGGCGTCCAGGCGCCGGGCCACGCCCTGACCGCGGAGCGCCGGGTCCACGTAGAGGCAGACCCCGTGCACGGCCCGCGGGTAGGGACCGAACGGAATCTCGACGTAGGCGGCGGCCCGGAAGCCGCGCGGATGCCGCCCGACGAGCGCGACCCAGACGCGCTGGTCCGGGTGCCGGAGCGCCCCGAGCGCCCAGTCCCCGAAGCCGCGGCGTTCGGCGTCCGGCATCTCCCGGCCCGTGCCGCGCACGAAGGCGGCGTAGAGGTCCACCACGGCGCCCAGATGCCCGAGGTCCGCCAGCGCGATCCGGACGGGCGGGGCCGTCGGCGGCGCGGCCGTCTGGGTCGCCGTCATGCCGCGTCGTCCTGGCCGCGGCGGTCGATCCAGCCGTGGGTGATGACGTACTGGACGTCCGCCGCGCCGCTGGCGCTCTGCCGCGTGCGGATCTGCGCCGAGGTGTTGGTCTCGACGGTCTTGACGGCACTCGGCTGATTGTTCGCGCTCTCGCTCAGGAGATCGAAGGCCGTCGCCGACGGCACCGTATCCGCCTGCGTGAGGGCCGTGGCCAGGGCGAAGAACGTGGCGGTGGTGCTGTTATCGACCGCGAACGTGATGATCGCGCCGAGGACGCGGCCCGTCGGGACGGCGAGCGTGACCGTCGTCGCCGCCGTGCCCGGATTGGTCTGCGCGCCGTCCTGGGACGGCACGCTCCGCACGAACCGATCGCCGGTCTGCGTGAAGAGCACGATCGCCCCGCCCGAGCGGATGATCGAGCCGATCAGCCGCTTCTCGGTGTAGTTGGTCGGCATCGTCGGGGACGAGGCCGAGAGCGAGAAGAGCGCGTCCACCACACCCGTGTCGATGCGCTTGATGAGCCAGACGTGGTAGGTGTCGTTCGCGATCGCGCCCGTGTCCAGGCCCCCCGCGCCAGTGCCCACGGCCCACGCGGCGTCGAGCTGCTTGGTGAGCGCCGCGGCGAGCACCAGGTCGTCCAGGTCGTCGCCGCTCCGGGTCCAGCCCGCGGCGATGTCGATGTCGTTCGTCGGGTCGGTGCCGTTGTTCGAGAGCGTGAGCCCCGCGATGCGCCGGTCGGTGCGCCAGGGTTTCCGCGTGATCTGCAGCCAGTTGCCGGAGCCGAGCGAGTAGAAGGCGATCACGTCGTTGGCCTGCACGACGAGGTTCCGCGCGTCCTGCAGGATCAGGCTCGTCCCGTTGTGCGTCAGCGTGAGACCCGCCTGGAAACGGAGGAACACGGTGACGCCGCTGTTGCGCGTCGAGAGCGCCGTCACGCCCGTCGAGCCCGTGATGAGAAAGACGTTGCCGTCGGTCGGGATCGTCAGGCTCGACGCCGAGGCGATGTTCGTGCCCTGGACGAGCTGGATCGGCGCCCCGCCCGCGCCGCCCGAGTGGGCGTGGCCGGAGGCGGCGAAGACGATGACGTTCTCGGCGAGGCTCGAGATGTTGTCGGCGTCGATGTTCCCGTTGTAGTCGTTGTAGAGGGTCGTTTCGTTCGATGTCACCTGCGCGGGATCGATCACCGTGCCGGCGGTGTACGTGTAGGGGCGCGTGATGAGGGCCATCGCTAGCCGCCGCCCCGCTGGCGCATCATCGTGACCATGCCGGTCACGGCCTCGAGGAGCCCGGGGTTATGCACGAAGAACGCCGCGAGCGACTGCACGAGCATCCCGATCTCGCCGTGGGTCTTCAGCGCGGTCTGCGTCTCCAGCTCGCCCGCGACGGTCACGATCTGGACGAGCGCGACGATGCGCGCTTGCCGCTCGGCGTCGCAGTAGAGGAGCGTGCCCTCGTGCAGATCGATCCGGCAGGCGAGCGCGGCGAGGTCGGCGTTCATGCTAGAGTGCTCCTGCGATGCCGGACGATCGAATCCTTCGCGGCCCCGCACCCTGCCCGTGTGAGCACGCTGTCCGCGCTTTCTTGCCGCGTCTGGTCGGTGGGCTCGCGCGCTGTGACATGTGCGGAATGGAGTTCATGCGCCCGCGGCAGAACGACCTCGACGAGGCCGACCGCCGGAGGCGTGAGGCGCTCCGTGATGCGCTCCAACAGCAGCGGCAACTCAACGCCCTCTACAACCTCTTTCTGGACACGGCGGCGATGACGAATCTTCTGCCCTTCTGGCCGGCTCCCGACGTCGTCGTCCCCGACAACGCCACCGCCGAACTCGTCGAGTTGGCCCGCGCCGGGAAGCGCGCGGAGTTCGACGTTCTGGCCGCCTGCCTCATGCCGCGCGAGCAGATCGCGACGTGCTGGGCGGGGACCCGCGTGCGACTCGGGTTCGGCGACTAGACCCCTCACGGCATCCTCGGGATGACGCGCACCTTGCGGGTGAAGTCCCGAAGCTTCCAGTCCGCCGCGACGTTGTGCGTCAATTGCAGCTGCACCGTGCGCCCCACGATGCGGCTCGTCCAGTTCAGCACGTCCTCCGTGAAGGAGGAGCCGCCCCAGAGGTCGGTATTCCAGATCGCGGAATTCCAGAGCGCGCCCGAGACCGACCACGAGAGCGTGTCCGAGACCGTCGAGGCCCCGGCGTCGACCACGGCCGAGACGCCGACGGAGCCGGTCGCCTCCTTCAGGTAGCCGAAGGCGAACCCGTTCCAGATTTTCTGCCGGAGCTTGTTCTCCGGCGCGTCCTCGGTGACTTCCGCGAATTCCTTGGTGTGGATCTCGCCGACCACCGTCTCGGCGCCGTCCTGGTAGAGCGACGCCTGGTCGAGCTTCCAGACGGTGCCCGCGCCGTCCTGGCAGCCGTAGAGCAGCAGGCCGTCCGCCGGGCCGTCCAGCAGCACGAAGGCCAGAATCGCCAGGCCGTCGTGCGGGCCGTACCAGTCGATCGTGTCCTCGCCCGCGAGCACCGGCAGGAGGTCGCCCCAGTATTGGAGCGTGTTCGTCGAGCCGCCCGTCGTGGCGAAGGCGAGCTTGTAGAAGCCGTTGTGGTAGACCGCGCAGGCGTCGACCAGCTGCGCCGAGGGGATCTTCAGGAGGTCCGGGTAGATCCGCAGGCCCACCTTCTCCGGCGGCCCCACCGAGCGGATCAGGTACACCATCCGGTCGGCGCCGAGGAACAGGAGCCCGAGCGGGGTGTTGACCAGCGTCTTCGGCGACACGCACCCGATGGAGCCCGAGACCTGCTCGAGCGTGGCGTCCACGTCCCCGGCCACGTAGTAGAGCTGCGTCTCGGTGCCGACGACGAGCATCTCGCGGAGCGCGTTCGCCTGCGTGCCGAAGGTCGCCTTGCCGAGCGCCGTCACCGGCTGATCCGCGCGCCAGAACTGCGTGGCGCCGATGACGCTGTCCGAGCCCGCGTCGAAGTAGTAGATGTGCTGTGGGTTCGTCGCCGTGCGCGCCGTGACGAGGCGCTGGCGGAAGATTTCGAGGAACTTCCCGTACTGCGCGTCGGTCGCCCCGGCGCTCACGGACATGTCCGTCCGCGTGGCGAAGTCGCTGCTGATCTGGATCGCCACGGAGCCGTCGCCGGAGGCGGCGTACACCGTGCCGAGGAGCGGCCAGTTCCGGAAGTACCAGTTGACGCTCGTCGGCAGGGCCGTCGGCCCCGTGATCTCGGCGAGCGTACCCGCGCCGTCGTCGCCGACGTAGAGGCGATCGGCCGTCGCCCGGTTGCCGGCGACGATGAGCTTGCGCGTCGCCGCCGTCCAGGCGCGGATGCCGTTGTCGAAGCGGTTGACGCCACTGACCGCGCTCGTGTTGTACGTCGACGAGCCGAGCCGCTTGCCGAGGATGCGGAGACTGCCCCGCGGCGGGTAGTAGTTGCGAAGCTTGCGGAAGCGGTTGTCCGCGATCTGCGTCGCCTCGGTGAAGAGGTCGACGCCGGCCAGGCGCTCGGTGAGGACGACGGACTCGTTACGGGGCACGGCGGTGCGCCTCGAGCGCGTGGGCACGCGGCACGACCGCGAGCCGGCGGGGCCCGTGCTCGGGCACGATGACCGGGCGCCTGGCCCCGTCCTCGAGCCCGCGGAACTCAGCCGCCGTCCCGATCACCTCGAGCTGGGCGAAGTCCTCGGGCGACCACTGCACGGCCGTCCCATCCGCGGTCGCCAGCGCCTTGATCTGCTCCGTGAGCGCCGCGCACTGCTCCGGCCGCACGTCCGCCGCGCAGCGCCGGCAGGCGGGCACGGCGTGATGCTGGAGCGTGTTCAGGCGCAGACCGAGCGTGGCGTACTCGGCCAGCACGATCGTGCGCCCCTCAGCGTCGCGGAGCACGACCGGGGTGCCGCAGCAGAGGCAGCGGACGCGGATCTCGTCGGCCATCAGTCGTTGACCGGCATCGTGAGGTAGATCCGCGGGTCGAGCGCCGAGGGGTGCGTCACGCCTTCGTCCAGGAACACGCGGCGGCGGTAGGTGGGGAGCAGACCGGGCAGCTCGAGCCGGTTGTCCCCATAGAGGATCGCGTACTCGCGCGTGTAGCGGGTGTCGTCCTGGTGGAAGAGCTGCGCCACCTTGACGGCCTGCACGAGGATCTCGTCCGGCGCGTGCGAGGACCAGAGCGGCGTGTCGCCGACCGCCACGGCCGCCGGGAGCTGGTAGTAGTCCGCGCTCACCGTGTACGCCTGGTCGGTCTTGGGGTAGACGTACCACGTCCCCGTCACGGGGTCCGCGACGATCCGCTGCGGCGGGCCGGTGGACGTGTTGCGGTCGGCCTTGGCGATGTAGGTGCGGTAGGTCCACTCGAAGAGCGTCACGATGGAACTGCCCGAGTCCGTGTAGCGCCCGCAGGAGCCGTCCTCGTGCTGGTAGGTGTCCAGGAACGTGCTCGGCCAGTCGGCCGTGTTCGACACGCCGCCCGCCGCGCAGTCGATCGTCGCCGTCTGGCGCTGCCACGGGTACTTGCGCCGGTACTCCGCCTCCAGGAAGCGGTTGAGCCAGGCCAGGCGATGCGTCGCGCTGATCGACGTGTTGCCGGCGAGCTCCGCGGCCTGGTCGATGATCGACTGCGCGGTGGCCATCTACCCCGGAGCCTCCTGGGCGTTCTGCGCCCGCGCGAGCGCCTCGCGGACCTCGTCGTCCGTCACCTGCTCCACGGGTTTCCCGAGCCGCCGGGCGATCCGGCGCCGCTTCTTGTCGGCGTGGAAGTCCGCCTTCTCGCTCCGGACGCGCGCCTGCCGCGCCGCGATCGCCTCCGAGGCGCGCGCGACCTCCTCGAGGATCTCGTCGTTGAGCGACACCATGCGCGCCTGGCACGGGAGGCCCATCTGCACCTCGATCGCCTCCCAGATGTCCGCGGCCGAGGCGCTCGCCGGGAGGTTCGCCTGCACGGTGACCGTCTCCGGCTGCTGCGTGGCGTTCGTCACGCGCTGGAGCGTCACGAGGTAGCGCGGGCGCTGGCGGTGGCGCCAGACGAGGAAGCCGACGACCAGCCCCACCGTCGCGAGCAGGACGAGCGCTTCGCCGATCATGCGCCGCTCACCATGCCGGGGTACTGCGTGCCCGAGATCACGGTCACCTTGTCCTGGTGGACCTTCGGGATGAACTGGTTGATGTACTCCTCGTGCGCCTTCTGGTCGGCGTACCGCACCTCGGCCGCCACGGACTTCGGCAGCCGGTGCCGGCCGGGCGAGAAGTCGAGCTCGACGGCGTGCATGATGTCGCGGCCCTTCTCGTCCTTGCCGATGGGATAGGCCGAGGCGAAGTGGACCCCGCCCTTCATCCGGATCACGACCTCGACGAAGTCCTCGCCCCACTGCTTGGGCCAGTAGTTGAGGATCCGCCACAGATCCTGCTCGCGCTCCGACACGCCGGCGCGCGGCGGGTAGCGCGCGATCACCTTCGCCCACGGCATCACCGCCAGGGCCTTGTTGCCCTTGGCGCGGTCGTAGACCTCGGCCGCGGGCCATCCCAGGCGCACCCACGGGGGCAGCGCGTAGAAGTCGCGCGGCTCGTTCTTCGCGGCGTCGAAGCCGAGCTCGATGTGCTGGTCCATGATCGCCTGAAACGTCCGCTCGTCCGGGTAGTGCAGCTGCTGCCAGAGGGGCGGGGAGCTTGCGCCCCCCGCCGTCCCGGCCGCAGCCCGCTCAGGGGCTGCCATACGTGACTCCTCTCAGGCGCCGGCCTAATAGTTGCTCGTGCACTCCACGCGGCGCAGGTAGTTCTGGTTGCAGATCACGCTCTTGAACATGAGCTTCCAGCCCGCCTTGTGCCGCTGCGCCAGCGGGTCCGAGTCCGACGCGGAGGCCCGCACGGCGTAGGTCTGCAGCGACATGCCGTCGAGCGTCACGACCGCGAAGGCTTCCTTCCCGAGGACCCAGACGACGTGCGTGGTGACGCCCGTCGCCGCGATCGCGGGGTGCTGCGTGCCGGAGGTCGGCACCGTGGTGATGTCGTAGGTCGCGCTGGCCGCGTTGCCCGTGGACACCTGGTAGAGCGTGCCCGACACCGTGCCGGCGTAGACGTTGTAGGTGTAGCCCGTGGTCGAGGGCATCGTCACCCGGACCGCGTGCGTGTCGTTGCCGTCGTTGGCGACCGTCGTCGTCGCCTCCTGCGTGCCCCCGTTCTCGAACCCGGTGGTGGTGTCCACGCGCGTCGTGACCGTGTAGACGGTCGTGTTGGCGACGATCGAGCCGGCCGCCGCCACGTCCGCCGCCGTGGCCGACGCCGCGCCGGTGAAGGTGTAGAGGAAGTTGGAGCGGATCCATCGGACGCCCATCCAGGTGCCGATTTCCCCGTTCATCAGGAGCTGGACTTTGCTGTACTGCGCCGCCGCGACGAAGGTCGCGTCGGAGGTCAGGTCCTGCTCGACCGAGGGGTCGAGGACGCCGACGAGCAGATCGCCCGAGTACGGCCGCGCCCCGTTGTTCCGGAGGTTGGCGACCGTGGTGCGGATCGTGCCCGTGGTGATCACGTCGCCCGCGGCGAGGTTGCCCCGCGTCGTGTTGCTGGTGCCGGCGTACTGCACGTTGGTCCCGGCCAGGAGGACTTCCTGCACCTCGCGGTCCCGCGTCTCGGCCGCGGCCAGGGCCAGCAGCGCGACGGCCTTCTGAAAGACGTTGTGCTTGATCGTGAGGTTGGCGACATCGGTGATGACGACGACCTGCCCCCACTGCTCGACGGTCGCCGAGACGGTGGAGATCGACATCTGCGTCGAGGCCGGCGTGACGCCCTCGGTCAACGTCGACTGCGGGAGTGCCAGCCGGTCATAGGTCGTGTACTGGAACGTGGTGGACATTTTCGACGGCAGCCGGGCGGGGTCGCCGAGCTGCGCCATCTTGACCTGCTTCTCGGCCACCATCAGGGTCTTGTCCGCGATGTAGGCCGACAGCATGTCGTTGGTGAGGGTGGTCGAGGTCGTGTCCGCGCCGCCCGCGATCGGGAGCAGCACAAAGGCGCCAATCCGCGTCGCCGGCGAGCGCGGCAGGCGCTCGCCGACCCAGAACCAGACTGCCGCGATCATCCGCGTGAGCCACATCATCGTCGTCTCCTGTCTCAGAACGGCGCGTCCCCGAACTGGCGCTCGATCGCCTTCACGCGCTCGGCCGGGGAGCTGATGGCCCCCAGGTCCAGCGGCTCCGACGCGCGAGCGCCCGCCTTGGTGACGGGCCGTCCCCCTGTCTTGCCGGCGCCCCGTCGGGCGTCCGCCACACGGCCGGCGAGCCGGTCCGCTCCCTCGGCCTCAGTGACGAAGTGCTTCGCGTACTTCGGGTGGCCGCGGAGGTACTGGAGCGCGTCCTCGCGGAGCGCCCCCTCGGGGCCGTACTTCTGGCCGAGCAGCCGGACCATCGACTCGACCAGCCGCCGCGGCTCCCCGCGGCTGTACTCCGGGTGGTTCGAGTAGAAGTCGGCCTGGTCGCCGAAGAACTGGATCCAGGACTGGAGCCCCGCGATCTGCTGCTTCTGGGCCTCGATCAGCTTCGTGACGCCGCCGAGCCGGTGCCCGACGTAGCCCCCGAGATGCTGGTCCAGCTCCTTGAACTCGCCCGGCAGCGCCTCGTCGCTCCCCGGCCTCGGCTCCAGCCCCTTCAGCCGGCGATCGAGCGCCTCGATCGTCTGCCGCAGCTCCCGGTTGGCGTTGGCCAGCGCCTGGTAGCGCCGCTGGCCCCGCGAGCGCGGCCGGCTGTCAAGCCCGTCCGCTGGCTCCCCATCGGGTCCGTCGCCTTCCGCCCCCGGCTCGGTCTCCTCCCCCTGCGCCGCGCCCTCGGCCCCCTCCGCCCCCTCCGCGCCTTCGTCACCGGGCTCGCCGTCGGTGGCGGCGCCCGCCAGGTCATCGGCGGTCTCCGTCCCCTCGGTGCCCGCGGCCGGGTCGTCGTCCGATCCGCCCGCGATGGGCCCACGCCCTCGCGCGAGCAGCCACGCCGCCCGGTCGGTCACCTCGTGCCAGTCGCTGTTCCTGTCCATGCCGACGTCCTCCCGGTTTAACGCCTCGGCGGCGCATGCAGCGATGACGCCCGCTGCTGGCGAAACTGGTCCAGCTGCTCCCGCTCCTGCTGCCAGAGCAGACGCGCTCGGGCCGGGAAGCTCAGCAGCTCGGTATTCTCGTCTTGACGCCCCCGGAGGTAGGTCAGCTGGTCGGTCGTCACCGGGGGCTGGCCCTCGAGCGGCTGCGCGAGGCGCTTGACGAGCCCCTCGAGCTGCCGGCCGAGATTCTTCTTGCGCTGCTCGCGGACGCGGCAGAGCAGGCGCCAGGCGTCCGACTCGGCCAGAGCCTGCATCAGCGCGATCTTCCGATCGGCCTCCGCGATCACGAGGTCCAGGTCGAGCGCCGTCAGCTCGCCCGGGGGCGTCCCGCGGAGCACGTCGAGGCGCGTCTTAGAGCGTCGTGTCGCCATGTTCGTCCTCGAACGCTTCGACGTGATTCCGGATGCTGATCTCGCTCGGCTCGATATCGAGCGAACGCCCGTCCTCTCTCTCGGACAACCCCTTCACCGTGCCCTTGAGCCGGATCACGCACGACTTGCCGATCCTGAGCGCCTTCATATCGCCGGACGTCTTCAGACCCTTCTTGGGCCACGACAGATAAATCATCGGCTTCGACTTCGTGTTCGGGCTAGAGGGCATCATCGCCATGCGCGTCCTCGAAGTCCTTGATGCGCTGCATCCGCGCCATCCTCGCGGTCATCGCCGGCGCCTTCATCGGCTTCTTCTTCGCGCGGTCGGCGGCGAACTCGGCCGGCGTGTGGACCGTCCCCGTCGGGCCCTTCGCCTCGACGACGGTGCCTGTCTTCTTCGCGGCGCTGCCGCCGCGGACGGCGAGGCGAACCTTCTGACCCGTGCCCGTCGTCGTGACGCGGTAGCGGACGTTCTTCAGCGGCATCAGGGGCCTCCCGGCGCGCCCCCGGGGGCGGCCAGCATCGCGCGCGCCGGTCCCATGCCGGAGTCCGCACCCATCCGCGGCTTCATGCCGGCCTTCGCCCCCGCCGGGGCGGGCCCCCCGTTCGTGCCGCCCCCGGGCATCGCCGCAGACTGCTGGAGGAGCGCCGCCTGCTGCTTGACGAGCAGCTGCGTGGCGTGCGCCTGCTCGTGCTGGAGCAGCGTCTGGTGCTCGGGGCTGTCGGGCGGCAGCGCGCCGCGGGCGCGGGCGTGGCTCGCGATGTGCTCGGCGTCGTTGTCCTGCGGGGAGACCTGAATCGCGCGCCCCATCGCCACGAGCTGCTGCTCGAGGTCGGCCGGCACGGACTCGGGCGTCGCGTCGAGGATCACGCGGTCGGCGTCCTTCAGGCCCTGCGAGCGCCACCACGTCTTGAGGATGTACGCGACGTTGACCGACTGCCCGGGCGGGAGCTGGAGCCCCCGCAGCACGTTCATGAAGACCAGCATCTGCGCCGAGCGCACGGTCTGATTCTGCATCGTCGAGGTGCCGAGCCACTCGTAGGCGTAGTCGCCCGCGAAGGTCTCGCGGTTCACCACGATGGCCGCGCCCCGGCTGCCCGCCATGCGGAGCGTCTGCTCGTCGGAGAGGAACAGGGCGTTCATCTTCGCCATCCACCCCAGGAGCGGCTCCCAGAAGTTCTCCTCCTGGAACTCGACGAACTCCTTGGCTTCGGAGCCGGCGAGCATCTGGAGCATCTGCATCCCGCCGAAGGTCCGGGCGCCGCGGGGCTGCGCGGAGGCGGCCGGGCTGCCGCTCGCGGCGGTCGGCGAGCCCAGGTTCTCGTTGATGAGCTGGTGCAGGAAGGCGAGCTTGTCCTTCTGGCTGTACGCCGCCTCGGGCGGGCGGTCGAAGCTCACGGCGTCTTTCGGCGCCGGCACCTTGGCGCCCGGGTAGATGGCGATCGCCTGGTAGTCCTCGACGACGTTGGGGTCCACCAGCACGATCGGGTTGTTGGCGAAGCTCGAGGCGTCCGCGTCCTGATTCGACACGTCGTTCAGGTGGATCTGCAGCCGATCGGTCGCCTCCGTGCGCGCGTGCGGCCAGTGCTCCCCGATCATCTCGCTGTCGCGCACCTCGAGATAGGGCGCCCGGCCGTAGGCGTTGCGCTGCAGGCGGATCGGCACCTCCTCCCACGCGAGCGTCAGGATCACGGGTTCGGGCCCGAGGCGGAAGCGGTCCTTGAGATCGAAGGCCGACAGGTAGCAGTGCGTGATGAAGGCGAACTGGCCGTCGGTCAGCTCGTCCTCGGTGATCCCGAGCTGGCGGAGGCGCTGCTGGCGCTGCTGCAGGGCCTCGCTCCCGCTGGTCCCGCTGCCCGCCGCGGACTTCGCCCGCGCGAGGTTCGTGTAGTTGTCACGGTCGGCCTGCAACTCGTCGAGGCTCACCACGGCGTCCTCGTACACGAGCAGCGCGTCCTCCAGGCGCAGCCCCGTCATCGGGTAGACGCCGAAGCTGAAGAAGTCCACGGGCTCGAACTCGGGACCGTTGTAGAGCACGCGGCGGCGCTGCGTGACGCCGAAGCCCTTCCCGTCCGGACCCGGGCCGATCGCGCTCTCCGTGCGCTCGACCGTCTTCCACCCGACCCGCACCGGGGTGAGGCCGCAAATGAAGGCCTGCCGGTACGTCGGCCGGGCCAGGCGCTTGACGGCCATCTGGCGGAGCTGCTGGCGCAGGAGGGCCCGCTGGCCGTCGAGGTTCTTCTCGAACTCCGGGGCGGTCGCCTGCAGGTCCCACCACTCGTCCGAGGGGAACGTCTCGCGGATCGTGCTGCTCACGAGGCGCTCGACGCCCCGGCGCACGGCGGGGATGTAGGTGTTCGCGCGCCCGACGTAGAAGCGGTCGTCCGTGACGAGCGCCCACTGGTTGTAGCGGCGCAGGGCCTTCTTGTCGATCGTCTGGCGGTTCCGGCGGACGTGCGTCAGCATCGGCAGCGCGAGCTTCACGGCGCGCCGGGCCGTCTCGGCGTCCCTGGCGTGGTTCGTGTAAAACGCCTTGGGGCTGTCGAGCGGGATCGGGCTCGCGCGGCGGATCTCCACTACGGGAAGACCTCCGTGACCAAGTAAAAGACGATGGTGCCCTGACTCAGATTCGTCGCCGCGCCGTCGCCGAGGTTGCCGGTGCCGCTCGTGATCCGGTAGGTCACCGTCGTCGTGCCCGACCACGACATCAGCACGCCGTTGAACAGCGCGCCGTTGGCGCTCCGGGCGGCCGCGTTCATGGTGGCCCCGAGTTCCGCATCCGCGTCGCCGAACTGCGCGGCCGCGGCGTCGAGGTCCATCGAGGCCAGCAGTTGCGTGCCGCCCGCGCTCGTGCCGAGCGTGCCCGAGAGCGTCGCGGTCGTGCAGACGGCGGTGCAGGCGTAGGTCGTCGTCAGGTCCGCGATGACGGCCTTGAGGAACGCCTTGGCGGGGAGCGTGGCGATGGTGAGGTCGCACGTCGTCGCGGCGGCGACGCAGTTGGTGGAGAGGACGGTGACCTTGTAGACGACGGAGCGGGCGGAGCCCGGGGCATTGACCGTGACGCCCGTTCCCGAGCCCGCCGTGACCTTCGGCGCATCGAGCCAGAGGTCGGCGGTGGCGTTGACCATCGCCTGCTCGCTGTCGAGCGCAAGGTAATACGCCGGGTTGGCCCCGTTGGGCACCCCGATCTGCATGATGCCCTTGCGGGAGCTGGCCGTCGAGGTCCATTGGTTCGTGTGGGTGAGGCGGAGGACGTAGTAGGGATAGACGAGGTCGTCCGTCGCGCCGAGCCCGAACGACATCCCGATGCCCGCCCCGGCCGTGGAGCGGAAATTCTGAATGTTGAATGGGTTGACGACCGCGTTCGTGTCGACCATGATTTGCAGTCGGCCGTCGGGATTGCCCGTGCCGTTCGTGTTGTCGTTGCCGACCTCGCCGACGTAGATAGTGCCCGTCGTCGACACGACCAGAGGGGTCGCCGTCGCATAGCCGAGGTTGAGATTGCCCACCGACGACCGCACCGTCTGGGAGGCCGCGGCGCCCTGAAGCGCGAGATACTCGCCTCCCGTCGCCGTGCCGTACACACGAAATTCCTGCGAGACCTCACCATTCACCAGGCCGAGGACGGCGGTGGAGATCTGCGTCAGCCCCGTCGCGGGCCACTGAAGACTCGGCGCCGCCGTCGTGCCGGCGGGGAGGAGGATCTTCTCGTCGATCGTCAGCGTGTCGAGGGTCGCGTCCCCGCTGATGGTGACCGGCAGCGGGTCCGCCGCCGTCACCTCGGTCGGCCCCGTCGGATCCGCCTTGGTCCACATGAGCAGCGTCGAGAGGGCGGACCAGCGCGGGGCGTCGGCCCGGGCGGTGGCGAGCCCCCCCAGACCGAGGATCAGCAGGACCGCGAGACCGCGGAGCGCGAGACGCCGGCGCATCAGTAGCCCTGGACGGGCACGGGGTTCGTCGTACTCGCCTCCACGGGTCCGCTCGTCGCGTGCGTCCACATCACGAGCCCGGACTGCGCCCCCCAGCGCGGGGCGTCGGCCCAGACCGCCCCCGCGCCAGCCAGGGCGGCGCCGAGCAGGAACGCGAGCAGGAGATCGAGCCCGCGCGTCATGGCTTCAGGATGTTCGTCACGCGGTAGGTGCCGCTCGCGGGCGTGCACGCCGCCGTCGTCTGCTTCGTGTAGGTCAGCGCCAGCGTGTTGAGCGCCGACACGCGCGCCCCGCTCATCGGGCAGGCGGCCGTCTGGGACGGCGGCGAGACGAAGACCGCCCCGCCCGGGAGCAGGCCGCTCACGGTGTAGGTCTCCTCGAAGGAGGTCTCGGTGTTCAGCGGGCCGCCCGCTGCATGCGCCGCCGGGGTCAGCGACGGGGAGAAGATCTGCATCAGCACGCCGCCCGGGAGGACCACGTCCTCCGCCACGACCACGGCCGGCGCCGCCACCGCCGCCAGGAGCCCCAGAATCGCCGTCCATCGCCTCATCGTCGTGTCCTCCGTGTGCTCATCAGGTGCGCGCCGTGGCCGCGCCGAGCACCACGCAGGCCGGCACGGCGATCGAGGCCAGATGCATCGGGTGCAGCCCCACCACCAGCACGGCGAGGGCCGCGGCCGCCCCGCGCCAGGGCGAGCGCCACCAGGCCGCTCGGTGCGCGAGGATCCAGAGCCCGAGGACCGCGAGCGCGAGCGCCCCGCCCTCGAACCCGAGCCGCACGAGGTCGCTGTGGGCGGCGGCAAAGAGTTCCGGGGGCCAGCCCTGGCCTGCGGCGACGATCTGGCGCGCCGTGATCGCCTGGGGCCAGGCCCCGGGCCCGTAGCCCGTCAGGAGCGTCACGGGGACGGCCCAGAGGTCGTCCCACGCGAGCCGCCAGACCGCCAGCCGGTTCAGCGCGCTGTCCGGGCTCCACCCGCGCGCCCAGACGGCGCCGAGCGCCCCCAGGACGCCGAGCGCGAGCGCGCCGGCCCGCGCCCGGCGCGATCCGGACGGCCGGAGCGCCAGCCCGACGATCACGGCCGCCGCGGCGAGCCAGGAGCGGCTCAGGACGACGCCGACGAGCAGGATCGGCAGGACGGCCAGCGGGGCCAGGGGCGCCAGCAGGGCCAGGAACGCCCCGAGGTACTTCGGATTGCCGAGCGTGCCGTGCCAGACGACGTAGGGCGGCGCCTCCGAGCCCCACCAGAGGGGATCCCACCGGAACGCCTGCCCGAGGGCATAGAGCGCCTCCCCGGCGGCCGTGGCGACGAGCAGGACGCGCAGGATCGGCCCCGCGCCACGCTCGACCGCGCCCCGCGCCGCCACCAGGACGGCCGCCCCGCCCGCGAGCCACAGCGCGGTCGCCAGCGCGATCCAGTCGCGCGCCGCGACCGCCCCGAGCGCCCCCCAGAGCACGAGGAGGCCGAGCCAGCGGTCCCCGCGCGTCAGGGCGGCGCCCCCGAGGGCCAGGAGCGCGGCCACGAAGACGTAGAGGGGCGTCTCGAGGATCGCGGCGCCCGGCGTGGCGACCGGCGCCACTCGGACCGCCGCCGTCCAGGGCAGCAGCGCCGCGAGGAGGCCGACCGCGAGCCCGAGCGCCCTCATCGCCCGTTCACCAGGTAGCCCGCGCCCCGCATCGCCTCGTCCCACGCCCCTGGGCCGCCCGCGACGTGGCCCGCCGTGTCCGGGCGCGTCGCCAGGCCGTAGCCGGAGACCTCGTTGACCGGAAACGGGCGCCCCGGACGTTGGCGCGGGCGGTCAGGCGTCTTCGTGCACATCACACCGTAGCGGAGCGCGTCCATCGCGTCGATCCAGGGGTGCTCGCGCGCGATCTCGCCCGACGCCTTGCGATAGTACCGGCCCTCGAGCGCCTCGATCAGCACCCGGTTCCACCGTGGGTCGACGAGGAACGCCGGGTCGCCGCTCGGCAGCGTCAGGGTCATGAGCCGCTCGAGCGCCTCGAGGCCCGGCTGCACCAGCCCGCCGACCCATTTCGGGCTCCAGCCGAAGCTCCGGAGCACCTCGACGGACTTCAGGCCGTCGTCCTTGTCCTGGTTGCCCGCCGGGTCGCAGTAGTCGCGCCGGTTCGGCCAGAGATCCCCGAAGCGCTCGAGCGTGAAGCCGAGCGTGCGCTCGACGAAGCTCCGGAGCTGCACCGCCTCGCCGACCAGGGAGCCGAAGACGCGCAGGCCGTTGTCGCGCGTGCGCTGAAACCACACGCAGGCCGGAAAGCCCTTGCCGAAGTCCCAGCCGTGGCGCATCGGCAGGGCCGGATCGGGCTCGAGCGCGCGCAGGTGCGTGTCCGCGCGGTAGGCGAGGCGGAAGACGGCCGTCAGGGCGCCGGCGTGGGCGTTCAGCTCCATCTCCCGCTCCCACTTGGTCGGCGGATACCCGACTTTCGCGCGCTCTTTCCACTCCGGCGCCGCCTTTTCCGCGTCGGCGCTGTAGTGGAGCGAAATCACGCGCACGCCCTTCACGCCGCCTCCTCCGCGAGCGCCAGCCCGACGATCACCACGGCCGTCCACGCGACC